AGATACCCTTATAACAAATGTTTGTTTATTTGAAGTAAAACTATGCAATACTGGATTTATACATGTATTGTCGTAATAAGTAAGATTCAATGCATTTGATATTTGTTCTCTTAAAGTATCAACTTCAGCTTGTGTCAATGAAGTTGTAGAAGATGATACTTGTAATGTCGCAATTGCCTTATCGACTTTTGGTTGATATATTTGAACATAATTAAATTTATCGGCTGGATTTGTAACAGTCCATGTAAAATTAGTTATAAATGAAGAATCAGAACCTGTTAAATTATAATTGTTAGAAAGATAATTGGGATTAATTACTACACTAGAAATGCTCTGGGTCGCATCATCATCTGTAGCATCAAGAGCTGTGATATTGAAAATAGCAGTTTCTGATGGTAGACCTGTTTTTATTTCTCCAAAAACATAGCTGGATGCCGCAAAAGATATTGTTCCTATAAGAACTCTTCTATTTTTAAATTCACCTTCATAATCATCTAAAAATTTAACTTCTCTAAAACTAATAGGAACATTTATATTTTGAAATACATCATTAAAATTAATTCTTAGATTAAATTCTGGATTAAAATATGCCATTATTTGTTCTATAATCTGAAAAAGTTCGTCTAAACTTCTCGTATAGAAAAATAAAGTAAATCCTATTTGTACTGGTGTTTCTGAAAATGTTTTATAAGTTGTATCTTCATCAACATTATTAGATGCAAATTTTAGCTTATTTCTTTTTCTATTGTAATCGTATGCAATAGAAGAAACATCAAAACTTAGATATGGTAAATTTATCTGTGTTTTGATGGTATCTGAAATTGAAGAATTCGTTTCTAATCTCCTAAGAAATTTTTCCTTAGAAGCAAAGGTAATTGGGACCTTTATCTTTTCTTCCACATCTGTAGTGTCGTTTTTTCTGGTCACATAAATTTCGTCAAATAAGGATCCAAAAGCAACGACAAGTTTTCTTATAGATTGGTTATTGAATGTGTTAAACATTAATAATTCCCTTCTGAGAATGGATCAGTTTCTGTAAAATCTATGATATTCATGTCAAACTTACTACCAGAACCAGTAAATCCTCTTTGATAATCCATAGGAGGAACTTCTCCAGCATCATCATCCAGGATGGTATTGACTATAGCATAGTCTCCAGAAGCATTCTTTGTGTTGACGCTGAATGTCAATCCATTTACTTCATTTCTTATAATAGATGAAGTAAATGTTATTCCATCCAACGACATAAATTCTGTTGTTAATGTACTTCCTGATAGACTATAATCAAGGAGTCTAAAGTATGCTGTTGTTCCAGCAATGGTTCCAGTAATGGAATATTTACCACCACGAATAATGGAATTATAAGCTGCATTGAACCCAGTTGCCTGAGCATTTATTAAGAAATCGTATATATTCTGCTTAAAGTCATTAACCGAGTCAATAGTTTCATTACCAGTATTGAAGTTTTCTGCTGAGTAGGTGAAGGTTTCACAAGTTAAAGTAAAAACATAGTTCTTATCCAATTGATAGAACGGCAATTCGTGCTCGACAAAGTTAATTTCAAATAAAGTTTTTGATAGTGGAAAATAGATCAGATCTCCTTCTCTAGGTCTGTTTATCAAAATATCATTTGTAGTAACTTCTTTATTAAATCTTTTTTTACTTAATACCACGGTCATTCTATCTTTATTTTCAATGCCAAATTTTGATATTGCTTCACCACCATCAAATCCAGAATAAGAAACGATGTACATTTCTATAGGATAAGCCTTTGTAAATCTGTTTAATTGATCTTCACCGAATAGCCTATCCAAATTTACAAACTCTCTTGGAATGTACCAAAGCTCTTTGCCCATCATTCTTATTATTTCGATGGCAATATCTTCTGTTACATTTTGCTCAGTTGGTTGAAATTTAAAATAAGGATTCGTCGGCATATTATCCAGTCATCATATCTGGTGGTAATTCGTATGAAGATATTATCTGGTCTTCTAAAATAGCTATTTCTTTTTCTGCTTCGGCTAAAATACTCCCGCCTCTCATCTGAACACCGCCAGGTAAAGAAATACCGTCAAATTTTGATAAGTTTTGTCCCCATTGCTTTTTTATTAAAGCAGTAAAATATCGTTTTAACATTCTGTCGTTATAGATCTCTGGATATAGATCAGGATCCAAATTGACATACGCCTCTACTGCAATATAAGTTCCTGCTTTCAATGCCGTCCAATCGGTTTCGATATAAAGCTTATTGGTGACTTTGTTAAACCTAATAGTTCTTTCTGGATCGAACATCATTTCGATCATTCTAATATATCGTTTAGTTAAATCAAAATTTGCTATTGGAGTAGAATTTACAAATCCTAAATTTGTATTGATTCCATAAACGTCATTTAATGCTAATTGATATCGAATATCAAAAAGTTCATTTGTGTTTAAAGATCCGAAAGGGAAAACTCTAATGATGGAAAGAATATCATAACCAGTTGGGTTGTTGCTATTAGAACCGACTATAGGACCAAAATTCGTAGTATTGATATACTTGTTGGCCAAATCAGTATCAGTCAACTGGTAAGAGAAAAATGCCCTTTCAACGCCATCAAAATGACGTTCAGAGAAGAATTGTAAGGCATCATCAAGCCTATCGCTAGCCTGTTCGTAGTCTACATTTATTTCAACTACTGGTGCTCCGAGTTGCCTATAGGCGTATTCTATTAGAGATTGTCGTGAATTAGGCTGTGCCATCAATTTATTTATGCACAGCTACTAATTAACTTTTTTGATCTGCTTGATCCTTTGGCATTATTTGGGGAATCGAAACATGAATTTTTTCCAAATCTTCTGGAGTTAGCTTTTCTATGAGTCCCTTTCTAGGATCATGATTAACATTACCTTCTACACTCAAAGGAATATAGTTAGTGAATCCTGGCATGTTCAGGGGACATGAAAGCTTTGGGTAATCTAATTTAGAATATTTTTCTCCATTAGAAAGTAACCAAGTACCTGGCTTGTCTCCGCAACCACAAGCTCCACAGAAAAACTTTCCTTCTGTGGATGAGTTCATAAGATGACTGCATTTTTGTATATTTCCACCAACATCTTCATTACCAAAACAGCTAACTGCGCGCAGTTTTTTGACACCTACATCTACTTTATTATTTGATACTCCCCTAGACATCATAGATGACGTAAAAGATTTAGTTTGTCCAATTTTAGAAGATATGAGGTTTTTTAAAAGTTCTAGAGGATCTTTATTTATGTTTGCATTAAATTTTGGATGTTCCATATTATTATTCCATATTATAAAGTTATTCCGTTAATGTAGTATACATTAAATGTAGCTCCATTACTACCAAATTTTAAAATTTTATTAAAAAAATTATCATTAAATCCAATTTCAGGAGAAACCTCAATAGAGTTTATATTTATTTGATATCTATCAGCCCCACAAACACTCTCGTTCCATAGTCCAGAAGAATTGTCAGTTAATGTAGTATCATCCGCACAATCAACTATTTCGGTGGAATAAGATAAACCCGCATAATAATAATATCCAGGCGTAAACCCATAATTTTTGGTTAAAGAATTGTTAAGATATGCCCAGCTCTTTATTCCAGATATTTCTTTTATGAGATACCAACCCTCATTCATATTAATGGTAATTCCGTATGGAGGAGTTAAAGAATAAGTAAAACCAATCATAGTCGATCCAGAGGAATTTGTGAACGGGAATAATGGTGTAGCACCTTCCCATGCAGGACCGCTTGTCATAGACTTGTTGTTTACTTCTTCTAACCAATAATGAATCATATTCATGCTCAAAGTTTGTTGAACATAGAATATTTCTTGCAATTCGTTTAACTCGGATGCTTGTAGTTTAGCACCTGGCTTAAAACCAATCATCTTATAATTTTTTGTCGGATCCGAATCAACACTATTACTCCATTCTCGACTGGAGTATGGGTAATCTGTCAAAGGAAATTGATTTTCGAAGGGGTAGTTGCTCATTTTAGATAGTGAATATTAATGTTAGATTTGACTTATCCTGATTGAATGTCGTATCTGTTGCAAATAAAACATCACAATCTTGAATATTTATTGCCGCAGAAGTTATTCCCGTTATATTAAAGGTTCCACTATTTGTATTTGTGTTTTCAAAATACAAAGTGGTTCCAGATGTAATTCCATAAGATTCAAAGTAAGAAATTTCAGCAGTTCCGGTAGATCCTGTAAAATTCTTAAACGCTATAGAGTAACTTGATGTTGCTTTTCCGTTAACAAATGCAGTATCACCAGATCCAATGTCTTTATCAAACAAAGCCTTATTTGCATAATAGTTGTCACTTATAGACGAAGGATTAGTTGCAAATACCAAAGAATCCTGAGTCAAATCTAAAGATGAACCAGATGATATGGATATTGAAACCGTGG